CGTAGGAAGTCGCGTGACTGCATTTATTTTTGCAGGAACGCTGTATACGTATGGAGTAAATTATTCTTCAAGTGGTGGGTTTATCAGCAACAGCGACAACAACATTTACACATGGGGCAGCAACGGGGTGATTAGTGAGGTTCAGAACCGTTAATTTAGACAGCACAACAACCCAGCCGTCTACCCGACGGCGGAAGTTGTCACACTTTGAGTTTATCTAAACAATAAACAATTTAAACCTCGCGGAGGTCCAATCCCTGTGCGAGGTTTTCTTGATTTATGGCTACAATACTACTAAACAGTAAAGTGAACGAGGGCCAAGCCCCTAACCCATCTGATGTCAACGTGAGAGAACTATCAATTGATCCTTCTACGGGTTCGCTCTGGACCAAACTAAAAACCGGCATCATTCGAAAGGTGCTGGCAATGGCAGCGCCTCACGCTGACACTCACGCAACAGGCCAAGCTGACGCAATTACCCCGGCATCTATTGGGGCAGCCATTGCAGACCATCAGCACACTCCTCTTGATCTAATCGGGCTTGATTTTGCTGCCTCTACACACTCGCATCCAATTGGACAAGTCACCGGCCTTTCGGCCCAGCTTGATGCGCTTGCTCAAAGAATTTCGGCTCTTGAACAACAAGTTCATCCGCAATAATGCAAATCCCCATCCTCAACGGCATCTACACTAATGGGATCGGTGACTTCCGTGTGGAGTACCCGCGCAACATGGTGCCGATTATCCAGAAGCAAGGTATTTCTGATGGGTACTTCCGCCCTGGGGATGGGCTTGTAGCTCTCGGGGCAGGCCCCGGCATAGATCGAGGTGCGATCAGTTGGAATGGTCTGCTCTACCGCGTCATGGGCACCAAATTGGTGTCGATCTCGAGCACTAACGTCGTTACCGTCATTGGAGACGTAGGCGGCACGGGACAAGTCACGTTTGACTACTCGTTTGATTATCTGGCAGTGGCTTCCAGCGGAAAGTTGTTTCTGTACAAGCCAAATGCCGGTCTTCAACAGGTTACTGATGTTGATCTTGGAACAGTGATTGATTTTGTGTGGGTAGACGGGTACTTTATGACCACTGACGGCACCTATTTGGTGGTGACCGATCTTGATAATCCGTTTGCGGTAAACCCACTAAAATACGGTTCTTCTGAAGCAGACCCTGATCCAATCGTGGCTCTTATGAAGGTCAAGAACGAGGTCTATGCGCTCAACCGAAACACCATTGAAGTGTTCAACAACGTGGGTGGCAGCTTGTTTCCGTTTCAGCGCGTTGAAGGCGCCCAGATCCAGCGTGGAGTCGTGGGCACTAATGCCTGCTGTTTGTTCATGGATACCATCGCTTTCTTGGGCGGTGGCAGAAACGAATCCGTGGCAGTCTGGATGATTAATGGTGGAATAGCTGCAAAGGTTTCAAGCAGGGAAGTGGACCAGATTCTTGCTGAGTACACCGAGGAGGAACTTTCTCAGGTGCATATGGAGTCTCGTGTGGATAAAGATTTTCGGCACATGTACATCCACTTGCCGGATCAGACGCTTGCGTTTGACGGGGCAGGTTCAGCCAAGGCTGGCACCCCAGTCTGGTACACGATGACAACCAGTGTGGTGGGGAAAGCTCAGTACCGGGCACGCAACTTTATCTGGATTTACAACAAGTGGATTGTAGGAGACACAAAAAGTGTCAATTTTGGAAATGCCACCGACACGCTTTCCTCTCATTGGGGCGAAGTTGTTGGTTGGGATTTTGAGACGATGATTCTGTACAATGAAAGCCATGGCTTGATTTTCCACGAGCTGGAGCTGGTTTCCCTGACTGGGAACGCCACTTTTGGCGCCGATCCCAGTATCTGGACATCGTACACCACCGACGGCGTAACTTGGAGCCAAGAACGTGTTTGCAAGGCCGGTAAGACAGGGCAGCGCGGTAAACGTCTGTCTTGGCTTCAGCAGGGTCGTATGCGGCAATGGCGCTCACAACGATTCCGGGGAACCAGTGACGCGCAACTTGCTGTGGCGCGACTTGAGGTCCGCGTAGAACCGCTTGCTGTTTGATATGGACGGCCCAAACAGATTACTTCGATCTGAGCTTGCCAAGTTCCTGCCGTCGCAGCGAGCGATCCGAGCTTTTGAGCAGCTTTTTGATGTTGTTCCGTCTCAGGTCAATCAAAACACTACCTTGGTTGAAGAAGCCTCTATAAACGCACAGAATGCCGATTCTAGGGCACAGCAAGCGGTGTCCGCTATAGCGAGACTAGCTGATGCAGTGGAATTACTGGCTTTGGCGCCTCCAGACTCAAGCGTGGCTCAGGGATTTGATATTGCTCCGCCAACCGTACCGGTCGCTACTCAGCTTGATGTGACGCCTCCGGTTATCAACGAGGTTCGGCGCAAGCGGTACGGCGCATTCCACAGCACGGTCACTCAGACGGCGGCAGTCATTAACACGGCGTATGGAATGACGCTGAACGCGACCGACATTTCGTTTGGTGTGTACACCGGAACACCTACAAGCCGCATCTACATCGATACGGAAGGCTACTACAACTTTCAATTCTCGGCGCAGCTTGAAAAAACCACAGGTGGCGTGGGGGCCGTTTACATCTGGTGCCGTGTGAACGGAGTTGACATCCCTTACTCTGCTACTAAGATTCGTATCCAAGGCAACAACGCAGAGACGGTTGCCGCGTGGAACTTTGTGCTGCCTATCAACGCCGGAGATTACTTTGAGTTGATGTGGAGCACGGATGACACGGATTGCCAGATATTTGCCTCGGCAGCAAGCTCACCGGTCCCCTCGATCCCTTCTGTGATTCTTACTGTTACCGACAACATTTCTTAATATGGCAGTCACCGTCAAAAACATCATCCCGCCCAAGCAGGCCGAAGCCGCGCAGACTACGCAGTACACGGCTACGAACTGCAAGGCCATCATCGACAAATTCACGGTCACGAATACCAACACAATGAACGTGACCTTTAGCGTGAACCTAGTGGCTTTGGCTGGCTCTGCTGGTACGGCAAACTTGATTGTGAAGACTCGCTCCATTGTCCCTGGGGAAACTTATCTGTGCCCCGAGCTGGTAGGGCAAGTTCTTGAGTCCGGTGGTTTCATCTCGACGCTGGCCGGTACGGCCACCTCGCTCACAATCGCAGCCTCCGGGAGGGAAGTGACATAATGGCAGATGACACGATATGGCTAAGAAAGAATCTGGAAGAACACTTCCAGTTGCCTGCTTCTGCCGTGGAGTGGCTGATGATGATGTTTGATGCCATTCAGGTCTTCGACGATATTGCAGACGGCGACGGTGTGCAGCGCAAGGATCTCGATAAGTGCATTTGGAACACGCTTGTGGCTATGCCGCTGAACCACTTCTTCTCGGCAAATGCGGCTACGCTTCTGCCGATTGTGGCGGTGAATATCCTCAAGTGGCAGGCAAGTGATCTTGCTGAACGAAGCTGGAATGCTGGAGCTATGTCGTTTGCGTGGCGCGCTGGGTTCTACGATCTTTGCATGATTGCAGTGCAGCTTTGTCATGGAACAGATAAAGCCATCGAGTTATCATCTGATGTTATGAAACTCTACGGAGAAGATTTTGAGTCATATCGAAAGGAATTTGTATGCCAGACCCAATAACAGCAACAATTGGAGCAGTGGCCGGAATTGGAAGTGCTTTAATTGGCAAAAGTTCTGGTGATAAATCTGCCGCTGCTGCAACTTCTGCCGCAAACACACAGGCAGCAGCACAGGGGCAAGCAATCGAAGAGCAACGCCGGCAGTTTGATGCCATCCAAGCTCTTTTGAAGCCGTATGTTGAGGCAGGTAAACCTGATCTAACACAGCCGTACATCCAAGCTGGACCCGGTGCTCTTCAAGGGATGCAGGGGCTTGCTGGACTTCGAGGCAATGCAGAGCAGCAAGCAGCAATTGAACAGATCAAACAGTCCGCCCAGTTTCAAGAACTCGCAAAGCAAGGCGAACAAGGCATTCTCCAGAACGCATCAGCAACCGGAGGACTTCGCGGCGGCAACGTGCAAGCGGCATTAGGGCAGTTCCGTCCTGCGCTCTTGAATCAGCTCATTGAGTCTCAGTATGGCAAGCTTGCAGGGCTTACAAGCCTTGGATCGACCTCTGCTCAGAATCTGCTTGGCGTTGGACAAGCCTCGGCGGCAGGCACAGCGGCAGCAGGACAGCAATCAGCACAGAACATCGGCAATCTGATGGTGGGCCAAGGCGCCGCACAGGCCGCTGGAACTATTGGCGCAGCCAATGCTCAAGCGCAAGGCATGGGTGCCATCTCGAACGCATTGACCGGTGGATTCCAAAATGCTTCGCTTCTTAGCATTCTTGGAAAAGGTGGAACAACAGGCGCAGGAAGTTTTGGTCTTGGAAGTCTTTTTGGCGGAGGCAACACTGCTGGCGCTGGATGGACTACAGCACAATTAGCAGATTTAGCAGGACAATAATATGCCTGGACAATACGACTACAGCATCAACATCCCGCAGCCTCCGGCGCAGAACTTCCTGCAGAGCCTGCTGGGCATCCAGCAGCTCAAGGGGCTACAGCAGCAGGGTGAGATAGCGCAGCAGCAGGCTGGCATTCAGGCGCAGCAGGCGCAGTTCGCGCAGCAGAAACAGCCTCTTGAGCTTCAGCAAATTCAAGCCAGCATTGCTGCACAACAAGCAGCGGCTGCTCATTCTGGTGCGGCAACTAATCTTTTAGGAATTCAGACAGCAGAAGCTCAACGCAAGAATCAAGATATTGCGGCCTATCAGAATGAAGCCTTAAAACTTGCCGAAGATCCCACATCTTGGGATGCCAATAAACTGAAAAGCCTTTCGATGAAAGCAGCAGCAATAGACCCACAGTCTTTTTCTGCAATGAACAGTCTGTTCCAGCATTTGCCTCAAACCGCAAACACATTAAGCAATGCAGCCTCGGAAGTAATGCTTTCTGTCAACGCTGGAAAGCCCGATATAGCCAAGTCTTCTTTGGATAACTACATTGCGGGAGCACAAGCAGCGGTTGATAAAAACCCAGCAGATCAAGCTGCTCAGGCTTCTTTGACATTTTTAAATGGAGCCAAGTCCACTTTGGACAATGATCCGACCGGAGCATCTGCAGCACTTCAAGCTTCAAACTTTTTGTTCAATACAGATCCCGCAAAATGGGATTTGACGACAAAAGCCTTAAAGGGGGCGAGCGATATTTCTAAGACTCAAGCAGACATTAAAGAGACGCAAGCCAAGGCCATGAAAGAACAATGGGCGGCAGTTAAGATGTCTCAAGAAATCGAGAACGGAAAGCCTATGAGCCGTCCCGTGACCAATATTGTAGATGCAGCAACAACCGCTTCTCAATCTTATGGAAAGATATCCGAAACTGCACAGTCATTAAGAAGTGAACTAGAATCCTTGAGATCAAAAATGGATTCTGGAAAATTTACTTTAATGGGTAAAGAAGCTTGGAAATCTGTAACTGGAGCGCAAGATGAAGTTTCTAATTTTCTTACTGGGTTTGATCAACTTGTGACGAGTAATCTTTTTAAATCACTAAGAGACAGCACTCGTGGAAACATGAATGTGCAGGAACTAAAAACAGTAGGCGGAACGGTTCCTGGAAAATACGACAGTCCTCAAAGAAAAGCTGAGTATCTTGATGCTTTGGTTTCTGCTTTTGATAGGCAGACTCAGCTTGAGTCCGATAAAGCGAATTTTGTTTCAACATTTAACACGAACGGAAAAGCCACAAAAGATGGCGAAGTATCAGGTATTCCAGTCAGCAAAGGCACCACTCTGAACGACTTTCTTGCGCAGCGCAAAAAGGAGCTTGGTGCCGTCAAGGTGTTTGGTGGCGCGAATGAGCCGGGGAATCCTGCACCTCCTGCTGGTGCAAATCCACTTGAAGCTGAACTTCGCAGACGCGGACTTTTGAAGTAATATGGCTGATCTGTCTACACTTTCAGATGCAGAGTTGATGGCTCTGTATAAGCAGCAACAGCAGCCAGTACAGGCGCAGCCTCAGGATCTGTCAAAGCTGTCTGATGCTGAGTTGATGGCGTTGTATAACCAACAAAAGGCATCGAATGCTCCCATAGAGCATGCAGGAATGCTTGAAAAACCTATCGGCAATATTGAGCCGCAGCCATCCCAAGCCGCGCAGATAGCTGGCGGCGCTGTTCGTGGCGCTGGTCCGATTGCTGCCGGAGGAGCAATTGGTGCAGCATTAGGCGCTCCGATTGCTGGCATTGGAGCTATCCCTGGATTTTTTGCAGGCGCTGGAGCAATGGGAATTGCTCAGTCTGAAATGGCAGGCGCAGCCGTAGACAAAATCAACAAGACATTTGGAACAAACTACAGCAGGCCCGATGAGGCTATGCAGCATTTTTTGACTTATTTAGGGGTTCCACAAGCTGACACGGAGGCAGCACGGCTTGTACAGGCCACTACAAAAGGCATAGCAGAAGCGGCATCTGGTGTCGGAATTGGAAGAGCATTAATGGCAGCAGCTCCAACTTTATCTTCGGTGCCCGCTATTGTGGGAGAAGCCATATCAACTCAACCTGCTACCCAGATGGCAATAGGTGGTGGAGCGGCATTGGGCACACAGGCAGCCAAAGAAGCTGGCCTTGGGCCTGCTGCTCAGTTTGGAGCAGGTCTGGCTGGAGGCATGGCTGGAGGCATGGGAGTGGGTATCGGAACCCCGGCATTTCAAGCTGAGTATCAGGCTCAAAAAGAAGCAATACCAATAGCGGAGATCGCAATCAAAGCAGCTCGCGGCAACAAGGCGGCAATGGAAGAGTTTGCTGCAAAAGCTATTGCTGATCCAAAAATGCAGAAAGCCGCATCGGATCTTGGTCTTGAGTTGTCTCCAGAACTTTTAGCAAAAGATCCACAGTATGCACAATTGGCGCAAGCAATAGCTTCTGCGCCAAATTCTCGTCTTGGAGTGCAACAGAAAGAGCAACTTTATGCCCTTGGAGATCGCGCAAATAAACTTCTTGAAGAACTTGGTGGAAGTAGAGATTTTGCAGGATTAAGCGAAAAAGTGAAATCTACAATGCAGGGCACTCACGAAGCTCTTAAAACTTCTGAGGATGCTTTGTGGAATAAACTAAGAGAAACTATTCCAGCAAAAACTTCAGCTCCCAGCACATCAACGATGGCCGAAATCAACAAGGCTGCATCTGAGTTTGGTGGAGTTGATAAACTCGGGAAAATGGAGCAAGCCATTCGGGATGATCTTCGACCAAAAAGAATATATGATGCCGATGGTAAAATTATTGGAGTAAAAATGCCAACATACGCGCTTCTTGAACGTAGACGCCAAGAAGTTGGAGATGCAGCTCGCGGTATGGGGCCTTTTTCTGATGCTGGAATTGGTTTAGCCAAAAAATACTACGCTCTTTTATCTGAAGATGCTGGGCGCGTTGCTGAAGCAGTTGGTGCGGGCGAGTTGAGCCAGCAGGCCAAAGCTTTTACGGTTCAACGGAAGCAGCTTGAAGATCGGTTGACGACTCTTTTTGGAGATCAACTCGATAAGAGCCTTTCTGGAAAGCTTCAGACTGCCACCAATGTGCTTGCAGCAGGCGATGTTGATCAGCTTGTAAAAATATTAAACACTGCACCAAAAGAACTTAGAAAAGACATTGTGGCTACTGGATTGAGTCAGGCATTCGGAAAGTTTACACAAGCAAAAGGTGAATTAAACTTTGATTCTTTTGCAAACTGGTGGCGTGGGATTGAACGAAATCCAAGAGCAAAAGCACTGGTTATGAGCAATCTTCCTGCTGAGTCTCGGCGGAACTTACAGTCACTTGCAGATTTATCGACATACATCACTGCTAGACTTTCAGAAAAGATTTCCACTGGAAGGATTGCTGAAGGGATGAAAATAGTAGAACGCCCAATGGAAAAGGTTATTCAAGCTGCAAAAAATGTAGCTACTGGCGTTGCCATTGGGACTCCAGCAGAAGCTCTTGCAAGCCAAATTGGACTGGGAGGACATGGAATTGGATATGCTGTAACAACGGCTGTGACCACTGCATTGATGGCGAAAAAGACTGCCCCACTTCAGGCCGCTGACGAGCTTTTAATGTCTCCTGGATTCCAAAAGTTGATCAAAGAAATGGCAGTAAAATATCCGGCAGGCGCACCCAAGGCTGAGGCTGAAGTCTTAAAAAGTTCTGCCTTTCGTAAGTTTGCAGATGCCGCTAACATCCCGCAGGCAGCTCGCGCCACATTTTTCTCATCAACTGTCGAACCCAAACAGGAGTCCAAGTAATGTCCTCTTCCATCGTATCTCCATTCCCATTCTTCACTGACACGACAGGAGCCCCGCTAGAGGGCGGTTACATCTTTATCGGCCAGTCTAACCTGAATCCAGAGACAGCCCCTGTAAACATCTTCTGGGACGCTGCATTGACCATTCCTGCGGCCAACCCGGTGAGGACTATTAGTGGATACCCAAGCAGACAAGGGACGCCTAGCAGGTTCTTTATCCAAGGCGCCTTTTACTCGATTACGATCAGGAACAGAAACCACGCTTTGGTATTCTCGTCTCAAGTTGAAACGGCTGCCGGCACTCCAACATCAAGCAGGGTAGAACTTCAGACAGCTACTTCAGGGCAGACAACATTTAACCTGTCTGCAATTAACTACATTCCAAACACAAACTCAATTCAGGTGTATAGGAATGGGCTATTATTGCTGTCTAGCGATTATTCCGAAACAAGTGCAACTCAAATTGTGCTTGATGCTCCAGGAGCTGCTGGAGATCAATTTCTATTTGTCGCCGCTGTAATTGCTATAGCACCAAACCAAACTAGCGCATCGTTCCTAAGCCAAGTACTTACTGCCACCGCTGGTCAGACTGTTTTTAACCTCACAACGATGACGTATCCTAACGGGACAGGCGCGCTGATTGTGTTCAGAAACGGGATGGCGCTATTATCTGGCACAGATTTTACTGAAAGCACTCCAACACGAATCACATTAACAACAGGAGCAGCACTAGGTGATCAGCTTCTATTTTTGACGGTCAAAAACGCATAACTAACACTATGAGCAGCAAATCTTTTCAAAACGCATCAAAGCTAAACGGCATCGTCTCAGTACTCCAGTTCGGGGCGGTGGGGGACGGGGTGGCTGATGATACTGCGGCAATTCAGGCGGCAGTTACAAGTGGTGCTGTGTATGTTGTGTTGCCTTCAGGTAACTACAAAATTACTTCTTCAATCACTTTAACGAGCAGCGTTAGTGTTGTTTTTGAGTCTGGAGCATACACTTCTGGCACTGGCTCTATTTCTGGAGGAACCATTTTTCGTCAATCTGGGTCTGGAGCCGCAACACGATCCCAAGCAGCGGCAGTTGCTGGATCAGTTATGGGCATAGAGGGAATTGTTGAAGAATCCGAATACTCATTGAAGGGAGAAGCTGGAATCTGGACCGGAAAATCTTTTACATTTCAAGGAATCAGCAAAACATTTGATTCTGGATATAATTCCACAACTTCAGCTCCTGCTACTGCTTTGTTTGTATTTGCAAATAACAAAAATACAAATACTGATGTTGTTGGAATAATATCTGATTGTGTTTCTAGAACAACTGACGACACAGTGTTTGCTGCTAATTTTATTGCTAGAAACGCCTCCGGTGCAAACAACGCAAAACTTGTTGGATTAGAGATTGATATAGCCCCAGCATCTGGAACAACAATTAGCGGCAACTCAATTGGGCTGGTATTAAATATATTCACAATACCAACATCAGCACCAGCAATGCAAATTGGAGGTGTTGGTGGAGGAAGTTGGGGTAATGGGATTGTAATAGATGGAATTTCTGGAGCCGGACTTGCAGCTCAATCTGGGGCAACAATGGCAAGCCTCATAAATGCAACTGGAGGGACTTACACTGATACTGTGATAAGGCTTTCAACTGGGATCAAAAACGCAATTTTCTTTGGAAATGATTTTATATATAGTTCACCACGAATTTTTGGAGACTCTTCTGGGAATCTAAAAATAGATACAGGAACTGCTTTTGGTAAACTTTTGCTTACTGGTAAAGCAAATATGTCTGGATTGCCAACATCTTCTGCCGGACTTGTTTCTGGAGATATTTGGATAAATGGATCTGTGCTAAATATTGTTCCGTAATGAAAACTGTTTCACTCACATTTACCCAAGAACAACTCCAAGTACTCAATGCCGCTCTTGGTGAAGTTCCGTACAGAGTTGCTGCTCCGTTGATAGCCAGCATTAACAGCCAAATTCAACGGCAGTTCCAACGTGAAGACGACGACACTCCTGCGGGCAGCAACCACAACCTGCCTATCACTGACGACTCACCAAACAACCTGTGAACCATCTCGCCCACCCAGTCATCGCCCTCGTCCTGCAAGCCGTCATCGGCCTTGTCTCCGGTGACTGGTGGGTTGGTGCCGCTGCTGGTAGCTTCTACTTCATCGGTCGTGAGTACGCCCAAGCGGAATACCGCAACATCGAGCAGAACTACAACGGCTATCGCCGGAACATGCCGTACTTCGGCGGACTCGAGTCGCGGGCGTGGACACTGAAGGGGTTGCTAGACTTCATTCTGCCTTCCATTGCTGTGGTTGCTGTAGCACTCTTGAAATCATGGATTGGCTAGGCAAAATAATACCAACAATCGCTACCTGCCTCGGGGGGCCGCTCGGTGGAGTCGCCGTTGAGGCCGTGGGCTCCGCTCTTGGTTTAAGCGACAAGACAAAAGCTAGCGTAGAGAAGGCGCTAGCCAGCAACAGCCTAACGCCGGAGCAGATTGCCTCCTTGCAGGCCGCTGACACCGCGCTTAAGCAAAGGCTAGCAGAACTGGGCATTGAGGCTGAGAAACTGGCGGTACAAGACCGAGCTGATGCCCGCGCCATGCAGGTTGCAACCAATTCGCGAGTGCCTGCAATTTTGGCCCTTACGTTGGTGGGAACTTTTTTGACAATCATCTGTTGCCTCCTTACGGGAGACATGAAGCTGTGGGATAATCAAACCCTCACCATGCTGCTGGGCCAGCTTACCGGGGCTGTGACTGCGGTGACTGCCTACTATTACGGGGCTAGCCATAAGGAGACGAGACCATGAATCTAAAAGATGCCGGCATTGACGCAGGATTAGCAATTGCTGGCCTTTTTGGAGCGTTGCTAACGACCTCAGCGCGAGCCGAAAAACAAACAATTTGGCAGTCGGCTATTTCCATTCTTGGGGGGGCAGCATCTGCTAATTATTTAACGCCACTGGTTTTGCGGTGGATGAATGTGGAAAACGGATCTGAGTTTCAGTATGCCACCGCATTTTTAATTGGGGTATCTGGTCTTCGAGTTGTCGAGCGCATCGTTTCAAAATATGTGGACGCCCAACATCCTCCTCAACGCCGCCGCTAACATTTGCACAGCTAGCGCCGTTTATTTCTTGCTCTGGCGCATCTGGTTAGATAAAAGCCAAAAGATTCACGACAATCCAACGCTTTGCTTTATTCGCAAAGCTGGGTTATGCATAACGATTTGTTCGGCAGTTGGTAATATTATCACGGCGCAAGATCCGCTTCCCAGTGAGACTCTTATGTCGTTTGCAGTGGCGGCTAATTTTGTATCGGTAGCACTGCTTTTTCAAATTCCAAAAAAATCAAGCAAACCAAATCCGCAAAAGACAATGCAACGCAAAAGGCAAGCGACCTAAAAATCGCCCAATCCAGCAAAATTACAATGAACGCAGTTCAACCCCTTCTTCAGTTTCAATCCCAGCTCAAATTGTGGCATTGGATGACCAAATCATTCGCCCAGCATGAGGCGTTTGGAGATGCTTACGAGGCTCTTAGTGAGCAGATTGACGAGTTTATTGAAGTCTTTTTTGGTCGTTATGGGCGCGAGGCTCTCAAGGATGTGAATCTTGGCTTAAAGGCTTCCGTGGAGGATTCTACCATTATCACGATCCTGACTGGCATGAGGAACTATCTGGCTGGCATGGACAAGGATCTCAAGGGAGCCACCGATCTACTTGCTCTGCGCGACGACATGCTTGGAGAGGTAAACCATCTTGTCTACCGCTTAAGCCTTGTTTAAGGGGCTATTTTTTCCACAATAAAAAACAACATGAACCTAAACAACAAAGGCTTACAATTCATCATCGACCAAGAAACCGGAGGGGAGAACGAGTACAATCGTCACCCCGAATGGCCAGGCGAAGCATCTGGGATCACCATCGGAATCGGCTATGATCTGGGCTACAATGATCCTGCAAGTATCAGTCGCGACTGGAGCGAGCACTTTGATCGCATTGATCTGGCGAGATTTGTTGCGGTGTCCGGCCTGAAAGGTCAAGACGCACATGCCAAGTTGCCTTTTCTCAAGGACATAACCATTCAATGGAGCGCAGCACTTGATGTGTTCAAGGAGGCAACTGTCCCCAAGTTCTACTTGCATATGTTGCGCATCTATCCGCAGGCTGATGAACTTGAGCCAGAACAAACCGCTGCGCTTCTGTCACTTGTGTTTAACCGTGGTAACTCACTTAACGGTGATCGCCGCAAGGAAATGGTTGAAATTAAAGAGGCGCTTGCAAAAGGTAATCTCGACAAGGTGCCAGAATTATTTCGTGAAATGAAACGATTGTGGCCTAATACATTAGGACTTCGACTTCGCCGAGATCGAGAGGCGGAATTGTTTGAAACTGCATGAACATTACCCGCAAATGGCGGCGCTGGATGGCTGTAGGGTGCTCGCACGGGCATCTCGCGGACCAGGCGCTATTGCGTCAGGTACTGGCATTTAAGGAGCGATTTAAACCGCAGCTCACGATCCATTTAGGGGATGCGCTGGACTTAGCCTGCCTTAGGTCCGGCAGCCAAGGCACCTCAGACGAGGCTTGCGATCCTGAGGGCGACCTCAACGACGGCCTAGCGTTCTTGTCGCAACTACAACCACAGGTTTATCTTTTGGGAAACCATGAAGCTAGGTTGGTGCATCTCATGAACTCGCCTAAAGCCATCGTGTCGGCGCTTGCGTGCAGGGTTTACCAACAGATTCAAGATCGAGCTAAAGAGCTAAAATGCAAAGTGATAGACTACAATTTCCAACACGGGTGGTATCCA